TAACTGGGAGCTTATTACATCATTCTTATTTATAGCTCTAGTGTTCTACCTTCTATACTTTTCTCTTTGGATATTTTGTCCTTGTGGCTAGACTTCCGGAATTCTGACCAAACCTAGACCGTACGGTGATATAACCTTGCCATAACACTGCCAGTAAAGTTCCCTTACGGGTTGGTTATATGCGTGAAAATTCCATACCTATCAGCATCGAGATGCTAGATCTCTAGATATAGTAATATATATTTATATATTAATAGTGTATGAACTTAGATTCTTTAGGACCTATATAGTTATTTAGCTTTTCTATAATCTTCTGTTTTATATTAACAGGCTTACCGTCTACTATAGTCCATTTAGGAAATGTTTGATCACTCTCTCTTCCGTACATATATGGGCAATCGTACTTATCTATATATTCATCTAATGTACTGTTAGCCCAGACATAAAATGCAAACTCTTCTATAAGTGTACTGAAGTTATATTTGTTATGTATATCAATTAATTCTTTACCTAAGTTAAAATCTCTGAAGTATATAAGACAGGCATTTGGTAAAACATCTGTATCTCTTAGGTTCCAGCTATATTTCACAATATCTTCTTTTACTTTCTCTTCCATTCCAGGAAAAGTATAGTTTTTAGGGTATGAATATAGGGGCATACACGGGTTAGGAAATTTTAATTGTAAAATCTCATCTAACAAAAGGGGGGTTTTTATATCCCAATCCAAAAATAAAATTTCGCCAAATTCTCTATGAGCTAAATCTAAAGCTTGTAGTTTATAGACAAAGGTTTGTTCGAGACTATCATTTTGGTACCTACAATTATAACCTAATTTAGTTAAATATTCATAATTTACCCGTCCCCATACGTAAACAACTTCATCAAACATGGGTTTTGAGGGTATTTCTTTACTATAATGGAATTCTAAACGTCTTCCCCAAAGTGCTCTTACAATTTTCATAGAGAATTATACCATTTTTCAAATGTACCACTTAAATATTCGTTACAAAGCCTCAAATGTGCTTCAGAATCATAGTGTCCATCACCGGGAACGGGTGAAATGTTGTTTTCTTCAAAAAATCCTCCTTCATTCATGCAATTTTGCTCTATATAGGTAACATCGTCAAGTATCCATCGGTATTGAGGTAGTAGATAACTGCTTTTCAACGGTTCATTCCATGAGAAAGCTAAAAGTTTCTTGTTGAACTTGTTGCAAATAGTGATAAAGTTCATAAGATTTTGGTTTGAATAGTTTTTCATCCAATTCGACAGAGCAATTTCCCTAAAAATAAACTTGTGTATGTTTTGAGTCGGGTAGTTTGGCTTAAAGTGGTCCATAAATGGGGTTCCGAACTTCTTATCGCTTTGAATATTATGCCAAGTATACATTCCTATGTGTTTGACCCTTGCTCCATTGTGTTCTTTATCCTCTTCCCACTGCCATTCCTTGTTATCCCAGTGTCTAAACCCAAGAGTTAACCTTGTCGCACCAGAAATTTGACATATTACACCGTCGATTTCGTGTTCTTCCAGGTCATATAGCAGTTTATCGATGTACATTCCTACATTTGCTCCGGGAGACGCTCGTTGTATTAGTTTGAAGTCGAATTTTTCCGCTAAATGTTTACACCAAGGCTTACCTTTAGTGTTTCCTACTGCTCCAAAATCATCAGATGAGTGGGAGCATCCATAAACCGCTATAGTTTTCATAATAATTGTGGGTTTTTAGGGACAGTCCACATGTTTAAAGAGAATCTCCTTCCTTTTGTAATGGTTTCTACACTATGATACACAGAGTTGCCGTTAAAAGTTAGTAGGTCTCCTTGATTTAGGGTAATTTTTTCCTTGCTAGTGCTCACAACAAACCTTCCTCCTTCGTAATTTTCGTTCAAACTAGCTACAAAAGTGAAAGAGCTATCAGTATCTATATGCTTAGGTAGTTTGCTCCCTTCTTCATATACGGTTATATTGATCCAAGTAATGGTGTGTTCATACCCAACTAGGGGGGAAAATTTTGCGGAAATTTCTTTATATAGGGGGGTTTCTGGTGGAAGTGTAAATACATTAGTTCCGTATCTGGACTGTCTTTGGTCTAATCTATTATTATTGGTAAAATGTTCTTTATAATTCTCAATAAGATCACTACACCAGTCATAATCTAAAAATTTTCTATGTACTTGTACCATTTATCTTTTCCTTAACTTTAGATAAAGCAAGATCATACGCCAGTTGTAACTCTATATTAGGTTTTTCTTCCCTAATTGCTGTAACGTGTTTGAAAAGCTCGGTCCTCACTCCAAGCTCGTGTGCTTCCCATACTATATCTTCAATAGCTGACATAAAAACTCCTTATATAAATAAATATAAGAAATAACAAGTTTAGAACCAACTACTATTTATCAAATATGAAGCAGATGGACCCACATACACTATTCTCCATCTTTGAGGCTGGGGATGAGGAGATCTACAAAGAAAATAACGTTGAAGAGTTATTAGAAAATCCGTATGTGCTAATGGGAATGGTTCTAAGAGGTGTAGAGAATTGGTATATAATGGATGGTATGTATATAAGAACATACCCAGAAGATTATAAACGTGTAAGAAAGCTAATAAAGTATAAATACTATAATAAGCTTTTTGGTTATTTAAATAGAATACCTAATGATAAGTTTGATACTATATACAAAATAGGTGAAGCTTTTGAATCTGTTAATATACAAAAAGGTTTAAGTGACTTATTATACTTCTATCAAGATTTAGAAGAGTATGAGAAGTGTTCTGTTATAAAGAATTATATAGATTTACTTTCACATGAGATAATAACTCAAGGCTTACTAAAAAGCACCGGTATAGAAATACCATAAAAAAGTTGTTAGTCTGCATTTTTTTTCGTATATTTAAGTATTAAATAAAGGTTATGATTATAGATAAATTAAAATCTAAAGTACTTACCTACCTGTTCAAGGATTGGGTTGCAAACGAATACGATTTAGAAACATTAGAACTTACTAAAGGAATGATCAATAATAGAGAGATTATGCTTAAAACTATTATAGATAAAGTTCAACATAAACCTGTACTAGGGTTTAGACAACATATTAAACCTAAGAGACGTGGGAGTAAAAAGAATTAGTATAAAAGAAGCTCAAGAGTTAATCAAAGTCTCTGATGATCAAACCGGCGCAGAGGCCGTATACTTTACGCTTACACCTTCTACTGATCCTCAGAAGTCAGCCGAAGGCTGGGAAGATGTGACTTATTACACTAATAGAAAGCGTAAGTTATCTATCCCGAAGGGTATGGCTGGAAGTCAATGGATATATGTATTAACTAATGAAACGATGCCAGGCTTGGTAAAGATAGGCTATACAAAGAATAAACCGTCTGAAAGAGTAAAACAAATTAATAGTGCTACTGGAGTAGCTCAAGACTTCGTAGTAGAATGGGCTTATCCTTGTTTTAATGCTCACGATTTAGAGAAAGAAATACACAATTACCTACAAATAGAAGGATTTAGAGTAAATAATAGAAAAGAGTTCTTTACCTTATCTGTAGAAGAAGCTAAGTCTGTTGTAGAAAGAATAGGCCAACCTTATAAAATGGAATCTGATGAAATCATTTAGTAGAGATACAAAAGCTAAACTATCTCATAACCCTACTGGAGAACTAATTAAGATATTAACTCCATGTATTAAGAAGAAAATCGCGGGAAAACTTGCGCGTTTGCGCGCGACGCTCGCCTTTGTCCTTATACTCACCTCATGCTCCATCGACCCCCTCGATCAACCCCCTTGCGAAACAGGAGATTGTGATGCAGTTGTTTTAGCTCCTTTTCAAAAAGATGAAAATGGTTATTATCATGCAACTTTAGATTGGACAAGAGAGTATTATCCTTATTTTAATATGGATATTGAAGCTACACGTACTTCAAGACAGTATTGGTATAACGATGAACCAGTAGTACAGGCGGAGTTCGACACAGATACGTATTTCGTATTAAGTGACTCTGTTGCTTTTACTATCCCTCTCTATAGACCCTACTTAGGTTTATGGACTTATGACGGTACTCCTATACCTTATGAAAATACAACAATATATTTAAGTCAGTTTGAAGGCACTATTGTACCCGTTGTACAGAATGATACTAGAATTTACTTTAGTGATGATGAAGTTGGAAGGTTTACTACTCGAAGAGTTGTTGGGCCTTTTCCTCCTACAGTGATTGGAGATACCATTACTATATTCATGAAGGTAAAATGGGATTTAGGAAGTGAAATTTTAAGTAGAGAGAACTTTGTTGAAAAATTTATTATAAAATAGTTGCCTTTCTGCAAAATTTTATATATCTTCAATATATAGATTATATAAAGATATATTATTTATAAGATATTAAAATATATAGATATATAAATATATAAAAATATATAAGATATATGTATATTAAAAAAGGCGTATCATATTAAACACCTAGCTAAATGTTACAAGCAGAACAAATACAAAAAAATTACGATAAACACTTAAAAATAGTCGAACACTATATCACCGAACGAAAACAAGCAGTTCTTGATATGATATCTCACATAGGAGACGAATATGTTATAGCACCCGCCAGTTCTAAAAGTTGGTTTCATAGTGCATACGCAGGTGGGTATGTGGATCATGTCAATAGAGTAGTGGAATATGCAGTGAAGCAAATGAAGTTGTACGCCGAAATGGGAGGAGAAGTAGATTTTACCGAAGAGGAGTTAGTCTTTGCTGCATTATTCCATGATCTAGGTAAACTAGGTAATGGAGACATACCTAACTATATACCTCAGACGGATAAATGGAGACAAGATAAGCTTTCAGAGATGTATACCTACAATCCAGAATTAGACTTTATGCTTATCCCAGACAGATCTTTATTTATCTTACAGAAATTCGGTATAAAAGTTAATCAAAAAGAGTGGTTAGGTATTAGACTACATGATGGTGTGTTTGATAAAGCTAATGAAGCGTACTTTTTCAGTAACGTTGAAAGCTCTAGACAAAAAACATCAATAGTATCGGTTCTTCACTCCGCAGACTTTCTAGCTTCTAAGGTAGAGTATGATATGTGGAAGAGAGCAGGCGGTACTACTATACCTAAAGCTAAAAAATCGCAATCCTCTACGGGTAAGAGAGTAAATTCTTCTCCAGGATTAGCTAATATGTTAAAAAATATTTAAAAAATGTTGGTAACAGAAATTATAATTACTATATTATCTATTGTATTATTAATTTTAATATACATAATTCGCAATCTCATGATTAAAGTAGAGAAATATGAAGATGTAACAGTTGATCAAACAACTTACCTTCAGAATATCTCAGACATAATTGGGGATTCAAAAAAGCACCTTAAAAGTCTCGACGAGAGTGGGGTATTCCAGGCAGATGATGAGGTCGGTTATTTCTTTGAACAAATGAAACTAGTACAAGAAGAGCTAGACCGATACATGCTCCCGGAAAATTATGGCGAGAAAGAAAAGCAGCAATAACTACTTTACTAAAGAGACAGAAGACTACATTGTAAAATATAATAACTCAACCGATTCAGATTATCGAGCTAAAATATTTACAGAACACATTTACTTTCCTTTTTATAAGTTAGCAGAGAACATTATACACACCTTTAAGTTCTACTATACAGACGTAGAACAGATAGAAGACTTAAAGCATGAAGTTGTAACAGTCCTTTTAGAGGAGAAAATAGATAAATTCGATCCTACAAATGGTGCAAAAGCGTATTCTTATTTTGGCACTATAGTAAAGAGGTGGTTAATAAACTACAACAATAAGAATTATAAGAAGCTTAAACAGATAGGCTCCTTCGACGATATTCAAGAATCATATGATCCATCTGAAGAAAGAAAAGAAGGGTATGAGCAGGTACTAAGTAATTTTATAGACGAGTGGGTAGATGAGCAATACCTAGTTATAGATGAACATTTTACAAGACAGAACGAAAAAAAGATAGCAGACGCAGTTTTAACTATTTTTAAAACCCGACACGATTTAGAAATATTTAAGAAAAAAGCTCTTTATATCTATATAAGAGAAATGACAGACTGCGAAACCCCTCATCTTACTAGAGTTATATCCAAACTCAAACAAACGTTTTATACAAAATATCAAAAAGCCTACGATGAAGGTCATTTTGAAGAATATACTGCCAACTAAGATATTTATAAATAAAATATTATGGCACTAGATAAGACAATTTTTGGCGACAAGAAACTATCTGACCTTTTCCAAGAGATACACGACAACTCTACTAAAACAAGAACTCAGGTTTCTGCTTTAATATCTGAGCTAAAACCTCTTATAGAAAATATAGGAGACGCTACTCTCATAGTACCTATGATTAAAGAGTATATGGAAATAGGTGTAAAGAACGATGAACACCTAATTAAAATGGCTGCAATTATACAGAGAATAGAAGCTGTCCAAGCTAAAGGAGGAGACGGCGATATGTTCGATCCATCAGAATTAGCAGACCTTCTTGCAGATATGGAAGAAAATGAAGAGAGATTAGAAGAAGTTAAAGGAGAAGATACAGAAAGTGAAGATTAACAGCTTAGGACTTAGTAATATAGTAAAGGATAAATCAACCTCTACAGCTCAGGAACTTATACAGTTTCCTGCAAGAGTTGTTGATATAATACTTAACGACCAACACCCTGAAGTGTCTGATGGTTCATTAGAAGCGTCTGAAGCTCTTGGAGCAATTAAATTTAGACCCTTACACCTAAAGGTAGATGAATCAGATCCTACTATATTAGAAGTTGCTTACCCTATTGATAGTAATTTTAAAAACTACCCACTGTTAAACGAAATAGTATTCGTAACGCCTGCTCCATCTTTAGATAGAGGAGAGGATGGACAAGTACGAAATACAAGGTACTATTACAAAACTGTAATAAACCTTTGGAACAACCCACATCATAACGCATGGCCAGATCAACTACAAAACCCAGGCGAACCTGATTTAGGGTATAACTTTGAAGATAAATCTAATGTAGCCCCACTATTGCCATCTCAAGGAGATGTTATTATAGAAGGTAGACAAGGACAAACTTTAAGATTTACTGGAACTGATTTTGAGAAAAAATTTGTAGAAGTAAATGATCAAAAACCAATTACCATAATCAGTAACGGAAAACCTGGAGGTGACCCAAGCACACCGGTGATTGAAAACATAGACGATGACCCGGCATCTATATATATGGTTGAAGATCATACAGTAAAGCTAACACAAGCTAATGAAAAAAGAGATGCATGGGATAGCGAACCAGATAAAGCAGACGCATATCAAGGTGCTCAAGTTCTTATTAACTCAGGGAGACTATTCTTTAACGCAAAAGAAGAAAGTATACTACTATCGGGAACTGAAGCGATTGGAGGAAACGCCAAGACAGTTTCTTGGGACGGTGAAGAGTATGTAGCTCTTGATGCTACTAAGGTTTATCTTGGAACAGAAGCATTTAATGAAAGAGAACCAGTACTACTTGGGGCAACAACTCAAGACTGGATGAAACAATTATTATCTGAATTAGAAAGGTTAGGTAAAGCATTAGCAGCAGTAGCACCGGCAGGATCCTCTGCAGCAGGATTAACACAAATCAAGACACATGGAGCTTCTATGGCTGCTCCACTAGCACAGATTAAAAAAGCTATAGACGACTTAGATTCATTAAAAGTATTTACAGAGTAGTATGCCGTTTGAAAAGTTTAAACCACCTAAATTACATGGAGCTATCGGTACTCAAATCGGTAAAGCTCAAGGTGTGATTATTGCTAAGGCTTACAAGACCGTAACTCAAGCTACTAACAAAATGAGAGCTAAAGGGTGTCCACCACCTGATGAGCTTAAAAAAGTAGAATCACAGCTTAAAGGATTAAGCTCACTATCCGGAACTTTAGTTAGTAATGTAGCAAAGTTTAAATCTATACCGCCTTCAATAAAAGCACCGGTATCTGGATTGAAAGCAGCTCTTAAAATTATACTTACACTGCCTATACCACAAGCTATCGGTATTCCCCCAGGCCCTCCTGGTGGTTTAATATTTGCACAACCAGCTAAATTTACAACCAAGTTTGCCGATACTATGAACCTACTAAAAGAGTTTATTGCATCAGCAGAAATAACCGTTGATGCTATAGAACTATCCCTTAAACAAATTGACATAGCATCAGCTACAGTAGCTTCTAGAATTAAAGACTTAGAAACCCCAGTTAAAGCTTGTAAAATAAATCAAGTACTAGAAGAGAAGTTAACAAAAGAACAAGCCGGTAAACTAGGGCTTTTAGATAAAGACGGAAATTTAATTACCTCTACATTAGGCTCATTAACACTGGAAAAGGATAGTAGTAGGCCTGCATCAGAACAACTTAAACTAGACCTTAGTAATAAACTAGGGATCGATGTGAACCTTAAAGGGTCTATCAACATAGATGATATAAAAATAGAAGATTTAGACGAAGGTGATGCATTTAGGTTAACTCCTCCCGGTACCTATAAAACCGATTTAGGTGAAACAAAAGAAATTACAGGTAAAGAAATAGGAGTTTTTGATGGCAACAAGATAACTATTAATGAAAACGAATCACTTAAACCAGGAGGTTTAACTGGTAAAGCAGTAGCTTTAGCTCAGTTTGAAAACGCTCTTAATAACATTTCAGACAGACTTAACGCTATTTCTGACGGACTAGCTCAATCTACAGATTTATCTGTTGAGGAACTAGAAGACTTAAAGGAAGCACTATCAGACATTAACGAAGACTTAGTAACTACTGAATCTGAAGCAACATCTGTAGGCGACTTCACCTATAAGGGATACACGTTGAGAATCGTTAGAGATTCCAACTCACCTGCTTTAGCTCCTAAGCATTTTGCTATAGCAATTAAAGACGGTAAAACAAGATTAAAAGGACCTTCTTCTTTTAGTTCATCAAAAGATGTACTATTAGACGAAATAAAATTTAGAATAGACAATCAACTTTCTTAACTTAACTATTTATATATATGAAACTCGATCAATTACGTAAAATTATTAGAGAAGAAGTGCGTACTGCTGTTAAGGAGGAGTTACAAGACATGTTAAACGAAGCTGTCGAATACGCCTCTAAACCAGATAAGAACGTAAACCTATACAAAGCAGACAAGATAGGCGGGTATACTGCTGTTAAACAAAAAGATTTGAAAAGATCTTGGTCTGTAGGTAAAATGAACACTGGAACGGTTCCATTAGAAGAAATGCTAGCTGCTACTAAACAGAGTATGACCAGAGAAGATTACGGTAATGTTATGGGGACTCAACCACCGACTGCACCTAACTTTGCATCTCAAACAGCTACTAAAATGGGACTAACAGAAGCTCCATTACCAGGTATAGATATTACTAAGCTACCTTTCATGAATAAAGCTAAAGCAATATTAGACGCTGCAATGGAAAAAGATAAAACTAGAATTAAAGGATAATGGCATTTGAAGTTAAAAGAATAGACCCATTAGATTTACAGCCAAGAAAAGCTGTAGGTGTAGAGATACCTTTCTCTGCTAAAAACGTCTTTGCTTCTAACTATCAAACTAAAGATGCTATAAAAAATAATTTAATTAACTTTTTTTTAACTAATAGAGGCGAAAGATACCTTAATCCAACTTTCGGTAGCTCATTAAGAGAAAAGTTGTTTGAACAGATAAACAGTAATACTGAGTCTGATATTGAAGGAGTAGTAGATACTGCATTAGAAGTTTATTTCCCTAGAGTAGAAAAAATAGATATGCAAGTAAACTCAAATCCGGATAATAATTTAATTTCGTTTTATTTATCATATAGAATAAGCGATACAAATATAGAAGACGAACTTCTTATTAATATAGAAGCATAATGGCAGAAACTAGAGACATAAGATACATTAACAGAAACTTTGACGACTTTAAGTCACAGCTGATTGAGTATGCAAAAGCATACTTCCCTGATGCATATAACGACTTTGGCCCTTCGTCTCCTGGACTTATGTTTATAGAAATGGCCGCATATGTTGGGGATGTACTATCTTTTTATCAAGACAATCAGTTACAAGAAACATTCTTACAACATGCAAAAAATCCTGGCAACCTATATGCGTTAGCATATATGATGGGATATAGACCTAAAGTAACAACAGTAGCAAAAGCTAACTTAGAAATAACTCAAAAGGTAGACGCAGTAGGAACTGATAATAAACCTAACTTAGACCAAGCTCTTATAATTTCAGAAAACAGTACAATTAAATCTACGGCTAAAGGTCAGCAAGTGTTTGTATTAGATGATAAAGTAGACTTTACTTTTTCTAGTTCATATGACCCAACAGAGATAACAGTAGCTACATTAACTAATAATGAACCATCAGAGTTCCTTCTAAAAAAATATGCTACAGCAACCTCAGGTAAAATTAAGACCAAAAGTGTTTCTTACACAACATCACAAAAATTTGCAACAGTAGACATTTCTGATGACAATATAATAGGTATAGTTGATATTACAGACAGTGACGGTAACATTTGGTACGAAGTACCTTTCTTAGGACAGGATACGGTTTTTGTTAGTGAAACTAATACTGCATTAGATAAATCACAAGCACCTAATTTATTAAAACTTAAAAAAGTATCTAGAAGATTTGTAACTAGATTTACATCTCAAGGAGTACTACAAGTACAGTTTGGATCAGGTATAAGTACTGAAGATGATAATGAGTTCTTACCTAACCCTACAGCTATTGGATACGGTACTCAACAAGGAGTAAAAAGAATAGACTGGGCTTATGACCCATCGAACTTCTTATTTACTAAATCATACGGATTAGCTCCTAGTAATACAACACTAACTATAAGATACTTAACTGGAGGCGGTGTACAAGCTAACGCACCTGCCAACACGATAACAAGTATTGATGCAGTAACCACCTCTGGAGTAGATACATCTAAACTTTCATCTCTTGCATTTAATAATCCAAAACCTGCACAAGGTGGTAGAGATGGTGATACTGTACAAGAATTGAGAGAAAACTCTTTAAGATCTTTTGCAGAACAACAACGTACAGTTACTCTTCAGGATTATACAGTAAGAACACTAGCACTTCCTCCTAAATATGGAAGTATAGCAAAAGCATACGTAACTCAAGACTCGTCTACTAGAAGTACCGAAACAGTATTAAGTGATAACAGACTAGCTCTTTCTCTTTATGTCCTTGCATATAATAACTTAGGACATCTAGTACCAGCAACCAACTCACTTAAAACCAACCTAAAAACGTATCTATCCCAGTTTATGATTATGACTGATGCGGTTGATATAAAAGATGCGTTTATTGTTAATATAGGAGTTAAATTTGAAATAGTAACGCTTCCTAATTACCAATCAAGAGACGTGCTACTTGCATGTACAGAAAAAATGAAAAGTGAGTTTGATAGAGATAAACTGACAATTAATCAACCTATCAATATTTCAAACTTATATACTTTACTTGACAAAGTAAAAGGAGTACAGACAGTAAAATCTGTAATCATAACTAATAAAGCCGGAGGTAGGTATTCTGAATATGGATACGATATCAACGGAGCAACAAAAAATAACGTACTTTACCCTTCATTTGACCCTTGTTGTTTTGAAGTTAAGTACCCCAATCAAGATATAGAAGGAAGAGTAACAACTTTATAATATGGCAGTATATAGAATATATCCTGAAAAAGACACTACAATCTGGTCTAAACCTAACACAGCCGGGCAATACGGTAATGCTGGTTTAGATGAGATAATAGAGATTCGTTCATACCCTGATGACGATGGAATAGGACGCTCAAGCCGGATACTAACTAAATTCAAAGATCGAGACATAACTAGTGCTATCAACACTAAAGTATCCGGCCCCTATTCCGCTTCTTTACACTTTACTCTAGCTAACGTAAGTGAACTACCGACGGATTACCTACTACAATGTCACCCTATCTCATCCTCATGGGATAACGGTACAGGTAGAGTTGCGGATAATCCTATCAATACAACAGGTGCTACCTGGAAGCATAGACTAGCAGGAGCTACAGGTCAATGGACTTCTCTAGGAGGTGACTATATTTCTGGTTCATACTCTAGTGAGCAAAGACATTTGATGGACTCTGACCATGAACTGAACATAAACGTTACACCATTCATAGATGCAGTATACTCTGGATCTATTACTAATCATGGTCAATTAATAAAGTTACAAGACAGTCAAGAAAATGAAACTACATCGTCAATAAAACTACAATACTTCGGGGTTGATACAAATACAATTTTCCCACCGTACTTAGAATTTAAGTGGGATGACTCTTCTTATAGTAGTAGTCTAACTGAACTGAGCACAGATATAGCTACTATCTCAATTAAGAATCATAAGGGTAAATATGTAGATTCTGATAAAGTAAGATTTAGATTATCAGCAAGACCTAAATACCCTACAAGATCATTTACAACAGGTTCTATATACCTTACAGAGTATAAACTACCTCAAAATACGTATTGGGCTATTAAAGACGAATATAGTGAAGAAATGATAATCGATTTCGACACTTCTTATACTAAAGTTAGTGCTGATAATACTAGTAGCTATTTTGATGTCTATATGGATGTACTACAACCAGAAAGATATTATAGATTACTTTTAAAAACAACACTTGCAGATAGTAATGTCGTAATAGATAATAATAACGTATTTAAGGTGGTTAGAAATGGCTAAGGATATAAAAATTCAAAAAACCGTATATAAGAAAGACGCTTTCGGGAAAGTAGTAGACAGCTCGTTTAGTACATTTAAGCAACCTGAACCCGTCGCTATATCTAAAACTATAGATGAGTTTTTCAAAGACTATGAAGATCTATATTTAGAAATTGCTATAAACGGGGATGAAAAATCACACGAATACTTAGTTGAAAGAAGCAGTGAGCTATTAAACATTCAAGATGCTTTAGTAGACATACAACCACTATTAGATGAAATAGCTGATTTAAGACAACAGCTTTTAGAGGCTAATCAAGAAAATATAGATTTAACAATAGAAAACGCAACATTACAAGGCGGTGGTGGAGAATAGTAAATATATAGTAACCCAATTAAATATTGAGAATACATCTTTGGAAGAAAAAGATGAAATTCTTGTTGGGCCTTACTCTATATCAAATACTTTTGATTCATCCAAAGACTTTATAGACCTACATATCTATACAGTTGAAGAAGAACTATTAAAATCTCAGCTAAATTATAAAGGATCTGCTCAGTCATTATTAGCAGCAGGTGCAGGACAAGAAGGAGCATCTAATATACAGCTTTCACCAGAACTAGATGCTGTTCAGAACGGCTTCTCAAACGGTGATGTAATTTTAAAATATAACTTTTTTTCAGATCTATTAAATAAAAAAAATGTACCGACAAGGTATTTTATAGAAAATATATCTGCTGATAGAACAGAATTACAGCTTCTTACACTTGAAATACCTGACGTCAATATACCGAACCTTGTCAAGTCAGCTAAAAATAGATTACAAAACAATCCCTACTTTCAGGAGTTTAAACTTAATTTTGGTAATAATACTGTACTTACTGCATTAAATGTAGATTCATTAGAATATGAAGACGGACAATCTATTGTAGTAAAGCTTTATGAACCTCTACCACAAACATTAGGAGTAAAGGATATATGTACAGTTTTAGAAATAGTAGCTGATTCAGTACAGTTTCAAGTTGAACTAAAAGAAATAGTAGAAGAAATAAAAGTACCCTACCTTAAAGGTCCAAACTTTGATATAGAAGTACTTAAAGATGATGAAAACCCTACTGAGTTTTTTAACTATGATCAGCTTTTTAGCTACCCTGTCACCGGCTCTTACTATCAACTATATTCTCTATTTAATGAAAAAGGTGCTCAAATAAGTGTAGATCACTCTAACTACTCTGACTTTATACACTTTTCTAGTGCTGAGGAAAGATTACGTAACTTTAAATATAAATTAGACCTAATTCACAGTTACGAAGACAGTAAAGCATCTATTAAAAGCACAGGATACAATAAGCTAGGTATATCAGGTAGTACAGAATACTACGATGGGTTAGTAGAAGGCATAGTTAAAAACTTTGACCACTACGACAGATACCTTTACTACGAAAGCAGCTCTTACTCATGGCCTAAATCTAATAGTAAAGCACCGTATTATAATCAGAGAAGCAGTACTAACGAGTCAATTAGTTGGTTTAATAATCAGCTAACATCTGCATCTAATTTTGACGTTACTAACTACGATGTACTAACTAATGCAGTTCCTACTTACCTAAGAGAAGATTCTGCTAACGAACCTTTATTAATGTTTGTCCATATGCTAGGACAACATTTTGATAACTTATGGATATACTTTAAATCCGTTTCAAATAAATACGATGCTGATAACAGATTAAATTTTGGTATATCTAAAGACATAGTTAGAACAGCAGTAGAAAGCTTTGGTGTTAAGCTATACAATAGTAATAAGAACTTAGAAAACCTATTTTCAGCCTATACAGGACAGAACTACGACTCAGGAAGTATTAATGAAGTTATTTCTACATACCAACAGATTACCTCTGGTAGTGGTTTAGAACACTTACAACCAATGCCTCTTGATAATTACCAAAAAGAGGTATACAAAAGAATTTATCACAATATACCATTTATTACTAAAGGAAAAGGTACCCATAGAGGATTAAGAGCATTAATAAACTGTTTTGGTATACCTGATAATATTCTTACTATAAAGCAGTTTGGTGGAACAGCAATTGACAGTAATAGACATTTCTCTAGTCAACAAGCAGTAACAAGTTCTTTCGATAAAGTAAGACTTGATAATACAGGAAGTTTAGTTAGCGGAAGCACTCTGTCTCTCTACAGTTCTATTGTAGATAAGACATATGTTTATTCTGATGATGTTCATACAGTAGAGGTAGGATTTGATATATCAGATACTACAAACGATATAATTCAAACAAGACTTAGTGCGAGCTTTGATTACGATCAATATATTGGAGACCCTAGAGATAATTACGAAACAAAATACCTAACGCTCAATAGATTAGCACAAGCAGTAATACAAGGAGAAGAAGACGGAAGTGTCCTTAACTATTGGAACAACGTTACTCAAAACTGGGAAAATGCAAACTGGAATTGGAATGATGCTCCATTCACTGCATTTAGAACTGTAGCAGATTTTATTAGATTAGTTAAATTTTTTGATAATTCTATTTTTAGAACGATAAAAGAATTTATTCCTGCTAGATCTAATATTAACACAGGTGTTGTAGTAAAGTCTCACCTACTACATAGAAGTAAAATCAAACAAGTACAAGTTAGTTACGAAAACACCATATATACTGGTAGCTTAACTATCGACCCTATAACAGGATCTTCAGCAGGAGCATTTGATATGACTCCTAAAGTACCGTTTACAACTAACTACTCTGCTAGTTTCATGTCACCTATAGGATTAGTACCAAGAGATACTATAGACGAAAGCCCAAGGTATACCGGAGAGTTTAGCGGTTCTTTATTGGTTGCCTCTGACGGTGAGTTGAATAAAGCAAACAATTTTAAAAACCAAGCTCAACCTATCGCTCAGTTCTCTTTAAGAGCTTTTAACTTCTCATTACCTATACCACTTGCGTGTGATATCATATTAGAGGTAACTAAGGTTGGAGAGTTTTTCCAATTCTCTCCTGTTGGTCCTGGAACAGTATCTTCTACTTACCCAAGCACTATAGCAGCATCACAAAACACTATATCTGCATCAGTAGATTTCGATACATATCAATTTATAAACGCAGTTGGGGCTCCTACATACCCTTACTACTTTGAAGGATGGTACGACGGACCAAGCGATATAACAGACACACTTATACAAACTGGTAGTACGTTAACTATTTATAGTGATACGAACATAACTATTGATCACTACTATGCTCATTTTAGTACTGAACCAGCAAATAGAATAAACTATAGAATAGCTACATTGATAGATGGAGTTGACGGAGCAACTAACACAGGTACATACGGAACAGTTGATGCTGTGTCGATGGTATACCCAACTGTAGTAGCGGCAACAGGTAGCTTTGTACATAGTCAAAACTGGAATCAATACGGACAGTTTATTGTAGAGGCTATAGACGGATATCCTGATCATTTTGTCGGGTGGTATGATGCAAATGGAACCGAGTTACAACCAGCATCAGCCGGTAATACCCTATCAGTAACCTCAGGATCGTTTGCAGGAGTAACAACATTTTATGCAAAATTTGAAGCATGACAGAGTTAGAATTTAAAAATACAAACCCAGTCTCCTACGGAGAAGGAAATGTGAACTTACTCTACAGTAGTAGTATAAGTACAGGATCGTATGAGCTGCCTTCTAACAAGTATGGAGCTTCAGGTTCTTTTTCTTATGATAAAGAGCTAAGCGGAGTAGGTACAGGACCTAATTTTAAAGAATACTATTTAGCTGACGGTTTATTTCCGCCATACAGAATTTTAGGACTTACTATACCTTTCCAAAGTGCTAATGCAGTACAATTAGAACAAACACTTTCTGCTGTTACAAAAATAAGATTTGACTTTGGAGGTTCAGAAGCTGTATGTAATGTAGACCAGGTTACTAAAAGAGCAGGATATTATCATATTAGAGTATTCCCTGTAGACATACTTACGTTTTTAGAAGGAGTAGATAATTCAGGAACACCTTATATACAGACCGTAGAGTTTATTTTTGAACCATATCTCGCTGCTAAATTTAATAATAGTGACTTCAACGCACTGATAGGTAATGCTGATATCACAATGTTGAACTCAATAGCAGTTGAATTAGATAAAAATACAAACCAACTCTACCCTAGTAATTTAGATGCTGTAATAAACGGAACAGCAACAGCTGCTGCTATTCAAGATAGTAATTATCAAATAGCAGGATGGACTAATGCAAGATATTACGGAAGTAAAAATACTAGTAACATAGGTGGTGATTATACATCCAACACGTATGCTAGCTTTAAAGGAGTAATATACCCTAAAGATGCTAACGTATCGACCATCCTAGCATCTACTTCAGGAGATACAGCTACTATCTACTTTGACGAAACTAGACTACCTACTTCTGTAGCTAGAAGTGGATCAACTTCAGCTGAACCATTCGTTACAGCTAGTGCATTCCCTATACCACAATCAGGCACAGGAGCAGTAACTAATTTTGACGGTAACTATGTATACGAGGAACAAGGTAATAAACTAATTAAAATTACTGAAAAAAGAATACACGCAGTAGATAAAGGTTTGGTTTATGAAACCGATAGAAACGGGCGAGTACTAAAACAAAGAAGTTCATAAAACATTAATAACATATATTTATATAAAACACAATAACACAAAATGGGATACTTAGATAATTCGATCGTGACGGTGGATGCGATCTTAACGAAAAAAGGTAGAGAGCTGTTAGCTAGAGGGGATGGCTCTTTCAAAATCACTCAATTTGCTTTGTCAGATGATGAGATCGATTACACCCTATACAATCCATCACATCCCTCTGGTTCTGCACTCTACGGAGAAGCTATCGAAAACATGCCGTTATTAGAAGCATTTCCTGATGAGACAACTATAATGAAGTATAAACTTACAACCCTACCTAGAGGTACATCAAAACTACCTGTACTTGGTTTAGGTTATTCTTCAATTACTTTAAAACAAGGAGAAGCATTAGCAATTACCCCTCAAACACTTAACTTTGGTGGTGCAACTTCTACATTTGAAGCGGGTGGATATACTGCTACAATTGCAGACACAAGAGTACTAAACACGTTCAACGGTGTTGGTATTAACACAGAAGAGGCTGAAGCACTAAATACAACAACAACTATAGGAACTAACGTTTCTAAAACTGTTATTGGTACTTCTATCAACTTAACTGCAACTACAGTAAACACTTTATTTGGTTCTAGAGTTAGATTACAAACTACATTAACAGTAGTAGGTAGAGATTCTGGAGCAAGATTAACTATTCCTGTAACCATAACTAAAACTAACTAATTATGTCATTTAAAAGATTTGATCAAGAAGACGTAGTAGTAAGTGCAGAGTCAATCTCTACACCAGTATGGTCAGGTAATGCAACCACCCTTACTGGTTTTTATACCTCATCTACTCAAGTAGGTGGAGCATCTGGTGACTATTACTACGATGTAAACCAAACTACTGCATCATTAGATGAGTCTAGAGTACAATTCTCACTTGCTTACGGACACAAAAAAGGGTCTGGTAGCTTATATTTTAACCCTAACGTACCTGGTAAAACTCCATCCTCAACTATCTACGGACAATATAGATCGTTGGTATTAGGTGATGAAGATTCAGATTTCGTATTTGGAGGAGTAGCATCGGATCATTTTTACGCTATAAGTGTTGAAAGAGCAAGATTTAAAGAAAAATTATTACCTGGAACTTTATCATTAGTATTACACAACTCAGCTAGTAACGGACAGACCTATACTAAAACACTTACTGATAACAGTAAAGTAACTAGTACTGTGACCTTTACAGATGCAGGAAGAGTGTACGAACTAGTATCAGGTTCTTTAGGTAACGTAAATACTTCAGTAAATAACAATGGGTACACAGTATCTAACGGGTCATACGGTAAACTATTACCCGATGTTGGAGTAATATTATTAAACGCAAAAGCACTTGGTTCTACACCGGTAAGTGGAGGACTTCTATTAGAACTTAATGAAAATCCAAACAGTATTATTTTCTCCGGTAGTAAAAGTAACCTACAACAAGGATATGATTTATTGAGAAGAGGAAGCAGTTTTAGAATACAGTCTGAAGAAACTATTTCTTCTAACTTTGTATTTGTTAGAGCTAGAAACGGAGAGTTTAACTATTCAAGTAACCCTTCATTGATTACAGGGTCTGGAGAACTTAGACATTCTGTTATGATAGATTCTCCTCAATCATATATTACCGCAGTTGGATTATATAATGATAATAACGACCTACTTGCTGTTGCTAAGCTATCTAGACCATTATTGAAAGATTTTACAAAAGAGGCATTAGTAAGAGTTAAGCTTGACTATTAATGAATGAGCGCCTACAAAAAACTGAATCGGCAAGACGTATACGTATCTGATTACTCTGCACGTAAACAGTGGGTTGCTAGTGGTAGCTTATTAACTACCTATAATATAGAAACGCTCCGAGGGTTTTCTGGTTCAACACCCGGCTATCCTTACCCTGCTGACTTACGTAATAATCGATATGAAAAATTAGTATACGATAGTATAAATCATAATTTTTATGCTGATGGTATAGGTAGTGGCCTATTTAGCGGTTCAAGAGATCTTTCATTACAGACTTCATTAACAATTAGCGGTGCAAGAGATATTAAATCAGAAGTAGGAGTTATATCTATACCAAAAGACGTATTCGGTACTTTTGTAGTACCAAACACTTTTGAGTTTAAACCACTATTCTCTTCTTCATATGATGAATATATTTTAGATGGATACGTACAAGATAAAATGTCAGGTGAGGATCAGTTTATAGAGCATATAAATTATTGGTATAGCTCTAACCCTATAGATACAGCAGACTATGTAGTAGATGAATCAACCTATGTAACCGAGTCTGTAGCACCTGGAGCTGACTATCAATATACAGATATAGATAAAGGACAGCAAAGAATTGAAATAATAGATGACGGGAATGGAGCATTAATATTCTCCGGATCGGAATTTAATTACACAGAACCTAGAAAAGTTGTAGGCGATATTATTTATAATAAAGGACTGGCTGTGATTACAGATACAGACGTGGCTAGATATTTAAGTACTTATTCTAGACATATCCTGCGATGGAAATCAAACCAACCTATTTATACATATAATGTTCATTGTAAGGTAAAAGATTCTGAAATGAATTTTACATATAACCCTACTGCTCAATCAGGATCAGAGGGAGTGATAGCAAGTAATGTTAGTAGCAGCTTGTTTTCACCTTATGTAACATCGATAGGTTTATATAATGATGCTAATGAATTAATAGCGATGGCAAAAACAAACAGACCTATACAGAAAACCCAAAACAGTGATATGACTTTTGTTGTAAAATTAGACTTATAATGATAAAATTTAGAGCAAATAAAGGAACTGCATTAACCTACGCTGAAATGGATACGAACTTAGGTTCTTATTTTTATTCCAGATCACTAGTAGGTAGCGATTTATACCTACACTACACTAGTAGCTTAAACGTTCCTATCAATCAATCATCTCACAGAATTCCTTTAACTGCCGGTACTGTAGCAGGTACTGTATGGAATGTACAATATAACAACAACGGTAACCTAGCCGGAGCACCAGACTTTATTTATAGCGGCTCAAAAGTAGGTATCAACAATACAGTTAATGATTTAACATACAACCTTGAAGTTTCGGGTAGTATAAGAGCATCATCTGCTTTACTATCTAACTCTGACGAAAGGTTAAAAGAAAATATTTATCCAATAGATAATGCACTCTCTAGAGTAGGACAAATAGAAGGAGTATACTTTAATTGGAAAGATAAGAGTGAAAAGCAAGTTGGGGTAATAGCTCAACAAGTTGAAAAAGTTCTTCCGGAAGTTGTTTCTGAAGATAAAAATTCGTATCTTTCTGTAGACTATTCTAAGATTGTTCCTCTTCTTATAGAAGCTATTAACGAACAAAACAGCATTATAATGGATTTAGAAGAAAGAATATCTAAATTAGAAAAGTAAGATGGCAATTACATTAAGAGGAGATAAAGGTACATCATTAACGCATCTAGAGCTAGACAATAACTTTAGATCGTTTTTTTATTCTGCATCATATAGCGGAACATCAATATACCTATACACTTCTGCATCTCTAAATAATGAAATACAACTTCCGATGACTCCTCCTGCTGGGTATGATTATCATATTCAGTTTAAAGAAGGAAACGAACCATCGGGTGCAAATGCTAATTTTACTTCATCTGCTAACTTTAAATATGATTTTAGACAATCATCATTTAAAAACACAGGTTCATTCTACAACGTAGGATCTTTTACTAACACTGGAAATGCAACTATTGATGGAGACTTGACCGTAACAGGAACAGTTACTGCTCAAGAAATGAGAACAGAGTTTAACAACTCATCTGTTGTATTTGAATCAGGGTCAACTAAATTTGGAGATACATTAGATGATCAACATAGTTTTACAGGTAGTTTAGAAATAGAAGGCAGCCTAACTAGTTCTGCTGACATTTCTATAAAAGACTGGGGTAGTATTTCTAGTTCACTTCAAGTACTTACATCTAGTATAGCTGATCTATCTGGATCGGTATCTGCTAACTATCTACTGAATACCACTGATACCTTTACAGGAGATTTAACAGTAACCGGTAGAGTTAACGCAACTGAGATTAATACTACATACGTAACATCTTCTATACTTTATAACTCAGGTTCAAATATATTCGGTGACTCAACAACCGATGTACATATATTTACAGGTAGTATATTAACCGAACAGTCTATAACAGGCTCAGACGTAAGAATCAACCAATGGGGTAGCGTATCGGCTTCACTATCAAGTTTAGACACTACTATATCAGGATTATCAACAGACTATCCAGATCTAACTAACATACCAAGCGGTATAGTTTCTGCATCTTCTATCGCATCATCAGCACAAGGGGAAGTAGCACTTACTACTAACGGTGTTGCAGCAGCAGCAGTTGATACAGGACTTCAAACTACAGACAGCCCTACATTTGCTGACTTAGCTCTTACAGACTTTACTTCTGTATCTGCCTCTTTAGCATCTTTAACTGCTGGTACAATTACTATTAACAATGATGCTGATAATAGAGTACTAACTGCTAATGGGAACAGTACTTTAAACGGAGAGTCTAATTTACTGTTTGACGGGGATACTCTAACTATCAACGGAACAACTATAAGTGAGTTCGGACCATCTGATACCGATATAGCTGGATTAGTAGGAAGCTCATCAGGTAGTTTAATACAGGGGGATGAACAAGGACATGTAGTAGTAGGTATTAGAGGAAACAGCAACACAGATTCTTTTGCTGTCATCTCTGGTAACGGTGATTACTACAGTGATACTACGTACGATAAATTAGCATTTAAAGTTCAAGCTGACGGAGCTACCACAATAGGTGGTAACTTAACCGTGAGCGGTTCTGTGAATGTAACTGGAGATATAACAGCATACCATACTTCGGATGCTAGATTAAAAGATAATGTTACACCAATTGAAAATGCACTATCTAAAGTAAAACAAATTGGAGGATATGAATTTGACTGGAATAATAATTCTGAGCATAGCGGTCACGATGTTGGTGTTATCGCTCAAGAAATCGAAAAAGTGCTGCCAGAAGTAGTAGCTGAAAGAGACAATGGCTACAAAGCAGTACGTTATGAGAAAATCGTCGCGTTATTAATTGAAGCTGTTAAACAACAGCAGTCTCAAATTGATGA